AGGCAAAACTTTTAAAAGAGGTGGTGATATGGCTACAAAGAAAATGAACCCGTTTGCTAAATTTGAAAAATCTGGCAAAGATGTCGAGAAAAAAGGCATGAAAGAAGGCTCTAAAGCTGACATGGCTATGGACAAAAAACAAATGATGGGTATGAAAAAAGGCGGCATGAAAAAGATGGCTGCTGGCGGTTACACAAGCGCGGCTGACGGTATTGCTTCTAAAGGCAAAACTAAAGGCACGCAAATCACCATGTCCGGTAACAAGGGCATGAAAAAAGGCGGCATGGCCTGCTAAATCATGAGACCTTCACGCGGCATGGGTGACATCAACCCCTCAAAAATGCCCAAAGGCGTAAGAAAAGCACGCCGGGACAACACCGATTTTACCCAATTCAAAGAGGGTGGAAGTGTCAATGCTGCGGGAAACTACACAAAACCAAGCCTTCGCAAGAAGATTGTGTCTCAAGTCAAAGCCGCAGCAACACAGGGCACAGGTGCTGGTCAGTGGTCAGCAAGGAAAGCACAGCTTGTTGCTAAGAAGTACAAGGCAGCGGGTGGGGGTTACAGAGATTGAAAGCGCCGCAACAGTCTTTAAAAAACTGGGGCGACCAGAAGTGGCGTACCAAATCAGGTAAGCCATCTTCTAAAACTGGTGAGCGGTACTTGCCAGAAGCGGCAATTAAATCCCTATCTCCCGCAGAATATGCGGCGACAACAAAGGCCAAGCGCAAAGGTAAAGCAGCGGGTAAGCAGTTTGTGGCACAGCCTAAAGGTATAGCAAAGAAAACAGCGGGATTTAGAAAGTGATTTCGTTCATCCAAAAACAACTTGAGGTTTCTGAACGCATGTTTGAACTCATGCACAGGGATCACAAGCAGCGTATGGAACAGATCGTAATGTGGGCGGACATGAATGAAAGCTTACTTCGTAAACTTGACGAACGGGATAAAGAAATACAACGCTTAAACGCCCTTTTGACGGCGTACAACACTGCGGAGAAAATATAATGGCTGAAAAATGGATTCAAAAAGCAATCAAGAAGCCCGGAGCACTGCGTGCATCGTTGGGTGTAAAGGGTGATAAACCTATACCCGCTGGTAAACTGGCCAAGGCTGCAAAAGCCCCCGGCAAAATGGGACAACGCGCCCGTCTTGCGCAAACCCTCAAGAAAATGAAATAAGGAAACACCATGTCTCAATTCAATTTAACTCACGAAGAAGACCAAATTGTTCTTGACGCACTACGCTCTAAGGGCGCGGCATATACTGCTATGTTTGGTTCTACCGAAGCATCTATTGAAGCTTTAATTGCTAAACTTGAAAGTCAACTTCCTGCTCCGGTGGTTGTGGAATCTGCACCAGCAGAAACGGCGGTTGTGGAGCCTGAAGTGGTAGTTGAGACTCCAAAAGCCAAAAAACCCAAGGCAGTTGAAGAATAATGGCAAACACCTCTGGATCAACAGGCTTTAATTTAGACCTCACCGAGTTGGTGGAGGAAGCTTTTGAGCGTGCTGGTTCAGAGTTGCGTACGGGTTATGACCTTAAAACGGCGCGGCGATCATTAAACTTACTTTTTGCTGACTGGGCAAACCGTGGCATCAACATGTGGACGTTTGAGCAGGGTACGATTACTTTTACCCAAGGATTAAACACCTACCCCATTCCCACCGATACAGTGGATTTGTTGGATCATGTGATCCGAACCAACTCAAACGTAACTGCAACACAAGCAGATTTAACAATTACACGCATCAGCGTGTCTACTTACGCTACGATCCCCAACAAGCTGAATCAATCCAGACCAATTCAGGTCTGGTATCAGCGTCTGGACGGCCAGAACGCCCCTGCTAACGTGACTTTGGCAACTACCATCACGTCAACAGCCACCACAATAACCCTCTCCAGCACAGTTGGTTTGGCCACATCAGGTTACATCACACTGGGTACAGAGACAATTTACTATACCTATGTGGACGGTTACGATTTGGGTGGGTGTTTTCGCGCTCAGAACAACACGACTGCCGCAGCCCACACCGCTGGTGTAGCTGTATATGTCCCCAACCTTCCCCGAATAACCGTTTGGCCAACGCCTGATGGCTCCCAGACCTATCAATTTGTGTACTGGCGCATGCGTCGCGTGCAGGATGCTGGTAATGGTGTGAATGTCATGGACGTGCCGTTTCGTTTTGTGCCTTGTATGGTGGCTGGATTGGCCTACTACGTGGCTTTAAAAGTGCCCGGTGGCATGGAACGGTTGCAAGTGTTAAAAGCGCAATACGACGAGGCTTGGATGACTGCGGCTGACGAAGATCAGGAACGCGCCGCGTTGCGCCTCGTGCCTAGACAGATGTTCATTGGGGGTGGCTGATGGGTAATCGGTTTTCCTCTGGCAAGAACTCAATTGCAGAGTGTGACCGCTGCGGGTTTCGGTACAAACTGACGTTACTTAAAAAGCTCGTTGTCAAAACAAAGACGTACGACTTGAAAGTGTGCCCTCAGTGCTGGGATCCTGACCATCCACAGCTCCAGTTGGGTATGTATCCAGTGGATGACCCGCAAGGTGTGCGTGATCCGCGTCCTGATTTGAGTTATCAAGTCTCTGGCTTGCTGGCAGATGGGTATAACGGGGGTGGTAGCCGGATTTATCAGTGGGGATGGGCACCAGTTGGCGGAGCATCAAGCTTTGACACGTTCTTGACCCCAAATTATTTGGCAATGGCAGTGATAATTGGTACAGTTACAGTTGCAACGACATAAGGAGTCGATCATGGCAAAAATGGAATCAGCGGCAGCAGACAAAAAACAAGATGTTGCGTTAATTAAAAAAGCGTTCAAGCAGCACGATACGCAAGAACACAAAGGCGGCAAGGGTACATCCTTGAAGCTTAAAAAAGGTGGCCCTACTGGTCAGCAAATGCGTGCGGTTGGTCGCAACGTAGCTCGCGCCAACAATCAAAGGGGCAAATAATGGCTAAATTCAGCATGAAAAAAGGCGGCAAAGAAGTTGGCCCAGCCAGCGTCTACGCACAACCGCACGATATGTCTGGTAAAAAAATGACCAAAGCTCCTGAAGAGTTTGGCACAAACCCCGGCTTTCCTCCTAACCGCAGCAAGGCTGAAACCTATGACGTGACTGTTGGCAACATCAGTAAGTCTGCTGGTGATGAGCCTATCAAAACTGACGGCATCAAAATGCGTGGTACTGGTGCGGCGACCAAAGGCTTAATGAGTAGAGGCCCGATGGCATGAATTACACGTCGTTGTATAACACGATTCAGTCGTACACGGAAAATCAGTTTCCCGATGTATACCTTGCAAGTGGTAGTACGGTTTCTGCGACTACGCAGATTAACACGTTTATCACGCAGGCTGAACAGCGTATATACAACTCGGTTCAATTCCCATCTATCCGCAAAAATGTCACAGGAACAGCAACATCGGGAAACAAGTATTTGGCCTGCCCAACTGATTTTCTCGCTGTGTATTCAATGGCTGTTATTGATGCAACTGGCGCTTATGAGTATTTGTTAAACAAAGATGTGAACTTTATCCGTCAGGCATACCCAACACCAACAGATACAGCCACACCTAAATACTACGCACTGTTCGGCCCTCAATCAACAGACCTCAATGAATTAACTTTTATTCTTGGCCCAACCCCAGACACGTCATATAGCATTGAGTTGCATTACTACTATTATCCAGAATCTATTACCACTGTATCTGGTGGACAGACATGGCTGGGAGACAACTTTGATACTGTACTGTTATACGGCTCGCTGGTTGAAGCGTATACCTTTATGAAAGGTGAAGCTGACATCATTGCTGGATATGATATGAAATACAAAGAAGCACTTGCGCTGGCAAAACGTTTGGGCGATGGTATGGAGCGTCAAGATGCCTACCGGTCTGGACAGTTCAGACAGGCGGTGACGTAATGGCTTTTACTGGCAACTGGGCTTGCAACACATTCAAAACAGGCATGATGAACGGGACGTTCAACTTTACGTCCGGCACGTTCAAGATTGCTCTGTACACTAATGCAGCCACGCTTGATGCCACTACCACG